AAATGTATTTCTCGCAGGGCTGCTCAATATAAAATCCGTAAAGGTGAACGGCCTAATCGTGGAATATATAAAATAAAATGATCCGCTATCTTGAACCTGACGACCAATGGGATCAAACCCTGATTAGTGACCTATTAGCTAAAGTTAACCACGATCGCATAACAGTAACTGTTGTCCCTGGACGCTACTGGTATAACAAACCACAAGAAATAAACCAGATCACAGCCGACGATCAAGCATCACTAATAATTATCACAGGCGACGAAGAAGCCCTATTCCCTATCGACAAACTCGACCACCCAAACCAGATCATATGGCAACAAACACCACACCCAAACAAACCCAAGATCGCCGACCGATATTTCCCTATTGGATACACCCCTCACACTCGTAGCGAACTCAAAAAATATGACGGAAAACTACGGCCTCTAAGATATTTTTTTAGCGGACAGATAACACACAAACGCCGTAAAGGATGTTATGAACAACTCTCTCAAATGTTTGGTGGAATGTCTAACGCGACCGATGGATTCACCGAAGGGCTACCACAACCCGAATATATCTCGTATATGGTTAACTCTCAGACGGTTCCTTGTCCGTCGGGGGCGGTAATCCAAGAATCTTTCCGCGTATGGGAGACACTCGAAGCAGGATGCGTACCACTAGTAGACGACCTAGCACCGCTAGAAGGCTCAGAAGGCTACTGGGAACTTCTACTAGGCGAACGGCCACCATTCCCTCTATTGAAAGACTGGGCGGATCTGAGTGGCACTACAGACTATTTCTGCGACACATACCCTCTAGGACAAAACAAGATGTCTGCTTGGTGGCAACTCTACAAACACAATCTCGCACGCACCCTACAAAAAGATATCCACAAACTAAACCCACAATCCACAGGGTTATCCACAGTTTCGGTTTTAGTGCCGACATCGCCAATTAAAGACCACCCCGACACCAAACATATCGACGAAACTATACGCTCAATACGGCATCATCTACCCGACGCACCAATCTATATAATGATCGACGGCTTAAGAGAAGAACAAAATGCCTATAAAGAACGCTACGACCAATACATTAACCGTCTACTGTGGAAAACAAATCTTGTATGGGATAACGTCACACCCGTCCTATTCGACACACATATGCACCAAGCATTAATGACCCGCGAAACCCTAAAACTCGTCGATACACCCGCAATTCTTTTCGTAGAACACGACACCCCATTAGTGACCGATTACGAGATACCATTCGACCTAGCTATCGAAGCGATCACCGACAATCGACTCGACGTAATCCGTTTTCTACATGAAGCCGACATACACCCCGAACATAAACATCTTATGGTAGACACCGAACCCATCGATTATGGGCTACCGATCTTAAGGACAGGACAATGGTCACAAAGGCCACACCTCGCATCTACCAGCTACTACCGTAATATGATCGAAACGTATTTCTCAGACAAAGCCAACACAATGATCGAAGACAGAATCCATGGCATAACCCAGCAAGCATGGCTAGAGCGAGGCATCGCAGGATGGAACGAACACCGCATAGGGATATACGCACCCGAAGGGAACCGCAAAATGTCTTACACAACCGACGGTAGAGGCCAAGATCCTAAATTCGAGATGACACCATGAGACTCGCTGTACTCGCATACTCAAGTTCCACAGGACTCGGCTACCAAACACGCGACCTAGCAAAAAACCTTGACGCCCAAAAGATCCTTATCGTAGACATCTCACACCTAAACCATATGGCAGTCGACCATAGCTGGGCACCCGACGCACGAATAACCCAGTGGCCTACACCCGAAGATTGCGAATGGCTAACCGACGATATCGATATCCTATTTCTTTGCGAAACCCCACTCGACTATCGACTAATCGAAACCGCTCGACGTAAAAACGTCAAAATCGTTACCGCTGCTAATTACGAGTTCTTAGATTACATACGCACCCCCGACACCCCACCCCCGTCGTTATTCGCTATGCCTACAAAATGGAACATCGAAAACGTCAAAAAGTTAGGCGTAGCACCCGTAGAACATTGGCCCGTACCAGTAGACCGCGAAAGGTTCCGTTTCTACCTACGCAAAAAAACCGAAGTATTCGTACACATAATCGGACGGCCCGCAGTACACGACCGCAACGGCACCATCGCATTCCTAAACGCAGCTCAACAACTCGGAGAGAAATACCGATACAAGATCTTCTTGCAACCACCTAATGATCCACGCGCCCAAGAGTTCTTCCAGCCCGTAAACGAGCGACTCCAACAGCTAGACGGACTAATAGACATCGAAACCGACGTATCTAACCCCGAAGACATGTACCGTTCAGGCGACGTACTAGTCCTACCACGCAAATACGGCGGCTTATGCCTACCCGCTCAAGAAGCCCTATCAACTGGTATGCCAGTAATCATGACCGACATATCTCCCAACTACGATCTTCTACCTAAAGAATGGCTATGCGACGCCACCTATTCACACAAGTTTCATGACCATAACCACACTAGGTATGCACATGTAAACGTAGACGTCTACGAACCCGACCACCAATCACTCGTAACCGTAATGGACCGATTCCACGACCATGCCTACACACAATCGTCTTCTATCGTCGCGGACACCATCGCGGGTGAACTATCATGGGCAAAACAAAAACCGCAATACATCGAGAAACTAGAAGCCCTATGCAAATCACCTGCGTCATACCACTAACCCGACTATGGATGCTAGATGAAATCGCCGCTCAAGTCACCGCCGAACAATCCGATGCTTATAATCTCGACGTACTCATAATCTGCGACAACGTACATATCTCCAAATGGCAGATAGAAAACGCCTTCCAATCGATCGACCACAAAATCCTATATACCGAAAATGAACCATCAGGCGAAACCAACATCCACCAACGCCGCCAAAGAATATGCGACACACTAAACCTCGCAAGATCACACATCAATTCGGAAACAAAATACGTTTGGGTACTCGAAGACGACACAACCATCCAATCAGGCACCCTAAAACGCTTACTCTCCCACATGAACAACAAAACAGGACTCGTATCAGGTATCCAAGCAGGCCGACATGCATTCAAAATCGTAGGACTATGGAACGCCAACTATCCTTTAGACAAACCCCGACGTCTATGGCCCGACCCAACCCAAATGTCGACGTTACCTTACCAACCCGACGGACAAACCTACATCCACGCATCAGGCCTCTACTGTATGCTCACACAAGCCCACCTATTCCGCACAACACAATTCCGACACTCACACTTAGGCCCCGACTTCTACTACGGATGGGACATACACAAACAAAACTATTACAACCTCGCCGACTGGACAATCATATGCGGACACAAAACCCAAAACCAAACAATCTACCCCGACCACGAATGCATAGAAACCAGGTGGACAGTACAAGCCAACGGCGAACTATGGCCCGAAGTGATAACATAAAACCATGACTGCGACAAACAGCGATTTTGAACCCGACAAAATACGCGAATACGAACTATTCCTCGTATGGCGAACCATGAGCCGACCCATGAGAGAACTAGGCGAAGCATACCTAGACCAAATCGGAGTATTCGACGAAGACATAAGAGAACTCGCAGGCATCAAAAACCAGACAGAATTCGGCCTCAAATACAACATCGCCCCTAACACGATCACAAATTGGAAACGCCAGCCCGTACCAAAACAATTCGAAGATATCTCTCCTAAAAAATGGTTGAAAGAAACCGTACCCGAAATCTATCGTCTGTTGCATACTGGTTTCGCTGAACGTAAAGATCCTGCTACTGGGAAACTTTTGTTGGAATCGGCAGGCGAATATGTACAAAAATCAGAGGTACAACTTTCAGGCACTCAGGAATTATTCGATGGCATAAAAGAACTCTTAGAGAAAACCAATGTGGAAGAATAGAATCGTCGCTTACAGCGAAGAAGCACCCGATCAGCTCTTAGCCCACTACGCAAACACAAATAGTCACACTAACGAACAACGTCAAGCACTCAAAGCGCTCTTAGAAGAAGTAGGAATCGTCCAAAACATTATTGTTAATGACAGAACTCAAAGGTTAATAGATGGACATCTTCGGGTTGAACAGGCGATAACCGAAGAACAAAAAACACTACCTGTCACACACATCGATGTCAGCGAAGAAGAAGAAACCAAAATCATTCTATTCTTAGACCCAATAGCTCGCCTTGCTTACCCAAACAAAGAAAACATCGAACTACTTCTAGAAACCATCGAGCTAGATAACGAACCTTTAGAAAACCTTTTGAAAGACGCCACCAAACCTAAGAAAGAAAAAAAACCCGTTACGTGTCCTGAGTGTGGACATGAGTTCTAGACGCGAAACTGTAAAAGCCTTATTTAGGCTCAACTTCAAAGACGACGACGGCAACCCGTTCGAGCTAACTGACGGCCAGGCCGATATTGCTTGCACAATTGTCTATAAGCAACACCGCCGAAACCAGATCATGACGACGACACAGTATGGTAAGTCAGAAACCGTATCTATGGCTATCGTGTTAAGAGCGATTACTTATAAGGAAGATTGGCTGATACTTGCAGGTGACTCGAATAAAACCGAGATCATTATGGGTAAATGTATCTCTCACTTGTTCGATAACCCAGCGCTTGAATCCCAGATCGACTATACAGGCATAGATAATAAAGAACGCTTGAAACATCAAAGGTCACGTGAGCGTATAACTTTTGTGGGTGGCGGCTCGATAAGGGCATTAACAGCGGATGCACGTAACCGTAAACGAGTCAAAGAAACATTGGCAGGTCAAGGGTCAAGAAATATAGTCCAAGACGAATCCGCTCTGATACCTGATGATCTACAAGCGATGGTTATGCGTATGCTTGGAGGTTTCGCTGATGCTTTCCTATTGAAGATTGGTAACCCGTTCTACCGTAACCACTTCTTGAACTCGTGGCAGTCTGACCATTACCACAAAATTAAGATCGACTACCATCAAGCACTACGAGAAGGCAGGCTAACTGACGAGTTCATAGAAGAAATGAAACCACTACCCTTCTTCGATGTCTTATATGGCGTAGAGTTCCCTGGTTCAGACGAAATGCTTACAGGCGGATACCGTAGGCTAATAACAGACGAACAGCTCGAAGCGGCTTTCGTACGCGGCTATATGCCCGCTACGCCCCCTACTAATGCAGGGTGTGACTTCGCAGGGGGAGGGAATGACCGATCAGCTTATGTTGTAAGGCATGGCGAAGAATATATGCGTCTCGTCTCTACTAATAAGATCGCTGATACTATGCAACAAGTGTCTATCGTCGAGGATCTTTTAGCTCAGACAGGGATAGCAGACGAAATGGCCGCACTCGACTACGGCGGTCTAGGTCAAGGTATCGGCGATAGACTCCACGAAAAAGACAGATTCACAACGAATATCATGTTCGGCGAATCCGCAACCGAAAAAACGATCTACAAAAACAAGAGAGCCGAAATGTACTATCTCTTGCAACAGTGGATATATCAGGGCGGAAAAATAGAATACGACGATGCGTGGTATGAACTATTATCCGTAAATTATAAGACGGACAGTGAACGAAAGTTCCAGATCCAACCAAAAGAGGAACTAAAAAAGATCATGAGGGAACTCGGTTTGACTGTAACATCACCCGACGTGGCGGACGCCGCGGTGTTAACTTTCGGAGCAGATACTATGATAGGTGTAGATGACTTCGCTTTCGTATAAGGACTAGACACTCATGGGTAAACTCAAAGACACTTTCAGAAAATTTATGGGTGTCGAAGTATTAGGCGGCACACAATCGTTTGTTACTGGACAACAAAACGGGCTAGATAACCTCAACCGCCGTCAACTTTTAGGCGAATATAAAGGCATAGTGTTCTCTTGCATTAACGTAAGGTCACAGGAAGTGGCGAAATATGAGCCGCTACTCTACGTGAAAAACCCTCGTATTGTAGAAGAGCAAGATCCACTAGAAGATCACCCATTCTTACAGGTGCTAGATAACCCGAATCCGAACCAATCGAAATATGAGCTAGTCGAGCTAACACAGATTTTCATGGATCTAACAGGCGAAGCATTCTGGTATGTAGAAGTCGGCGAAGTGACCCGCCAACCTAAAGCGTTCTATTGTGTCCAGCCTCACCGCGTGAAAGTAGCAGTTGACAATCTAGGGCATGTGATCGGCTATTCGATCCGACGCGACGACGGGGTAGAAGTCCCGTTAGATGTAGACGAGATGATCCATTTTAAATATCCTGACCCGTTAAACCCTCTAAGAGGTAAATCGCCAGTAGGGGCAAACCTCTTATATATCGATACGGAAGAGCAGATCAGCATATTCCAACATGCATTCATGAAAAATTCCGCTACACCGTCGGGTGTTGCTACCGTCAAAGGCGGCATTACCGTCGAAGCGTTCAAGCTATTAAAGAAACAATGGAAAGAACAACAACAGGGGTCACATAACGCAGGTAAAACACTCTTTATCCGTAATGGAGATTTTACTTTCGATAAGGTCGGCCTATCGCTATCTGAGTTAGATATGACGGCTTTGTCGGGTAAATCTCAAGATGATGTCCGTAAAGCGTTCAGGGTACCGAAACCGAAGTTGGGTGACACCGAAGGGCAAGGTTTAGGGCGTGACGGTGCAGAAACCGTCAATTATGTTTTCGCTAGAGACGTAATCGACGCTTTACAGACACGCCTAGACGATACGTTACAACGGTATATACGCGTCGCATATAAAGACCAGAACCTTTTCGTCGACCACATATGCCAGGTACCAGAAAACGAAGCAGCGGAACTAGAAGAATATAAAGCCAAAGTCCAAGAATGGAACCTGGGTGTAGGCCGATGGTTAACAGTTAACGCTATCGAAGAAGCTAAAGGGCTGCCATTGACCCCTGGCGGCGACCAACTCTACCGTACACAAACACAGATACCTATCGATGAAACTTATATCCCGCCGTCAATACAAAACAACCTACCCAAAATGATTACACGGCAAACAATAGTTTCTAAAGCTAAAGAACTACCCGCCACAACAAAAGCTATGACTAAAAGCAGTTTCTTCGATTCTTTAGATGATCTCGAAAAATCTACTTCTGCCCGATATATTTCGACCATGAAACCTATGCTTTTAGGGCAAAAGAAACGTATCTTATCTAAATTAAAAGGCGCTAAAACTCTAGAAGATGACCTACTAGTTGGCTTTCCGTTAGAAGAAAAGAAAACGATCCTTAATATCGTCGAAGTGCTTTTAGCTGACGCACAAAAAGGCGGCGATTTAGCTGCCGAATATGTTAAAAGCGACATCGTGTATTCCATACCAGAAAAATATGTTGTTGCTTTGCGTGACGATACCGAAAGAGTTATCCAAGGGTATAACGCACAAACTTCGCAAGCGTTACGAGATACGATAACTGAGGGGCTAGAAAAAGGCGAAGATTTCGATGGGCTTTCTAAACGTGTCAGTGATCTATATGATACTGCGGAGGGATCTAGGGCTGATCGTATCGCACGTACCGAAACGCACCGTATCATTAACGAGTCAGTAGCAGACGCCTACGAACAGTCAGGCATTAGCGCTATGCAGTGGCAGACCGATGGTGATGCTTGCGAATTATGTCAAGCGATGGATGGAACAATTACCGACATAGGGGTACCGTTCTTAAAAGTCGGCGAATCTCTTATGGGTGTCGAAGGTAAAGAATATACCGTCGATTATGCCGACGTACAAGCCGCTGACCTACACCCGAATTGTAACTGTAAACTTGTGCCAGTAACGCCAGGTTCAGGAAATTTTGCTATCGAACCAGAAAAAGTGTTAGTAAAAATATATGACAACGAAGAAAACGATCGACTCAAAGAGGCACTAGCAAAAGAACAAGAGTTCTCTTTGAAATTACAGGAAATCATTGGTTTAGATGATGGAGCATGACAAGAAACTTGTCTTAGCGAAGGCACAACATGTCGTATCGAAAAAGAAAGAAACGGAACGACGAGCCGAGAAAGAAGCCGAAGCTGGTCAGCTATCTGCCTTCATCAGCGATCTTGATAGCTTGCTGGCACGAGGCATCCACATCGACGGGGCTGATAATGTCGACTTACTTGTTAGAACAACGGAAAAGTTCGGACAGCGAGTGTCAGAGTTACTCAATGAAATCCGAACACGTACAGCATCACTCGATGAATTAAATATCCCCGATACGATACAACTTAAACAGATTACAGACCCTAACTTGCTGGATGCGCTCAAGAATGTAGGCGATAATGGAGAGTTACTATCTAAAGTTCAGACGCTCGATCAGTCGATTTTGTTGTTACGCGACGCTATCGTACAAATTAAAACACCCGAACCAGCAAAACAAGGCCAGTCGCCTAAAGATTATGTTCCTGTACGTATCGTCGAGGATATCGACGGTAAGCTCCGCTGGTTTAAACAGATTCAGACGCCATCTTTCATTGGTGTTAATTCGTCAGGTGGGGGTACTACAGGTGGAGCGACAGAAGCAAAACAAGATGTTCTAATCGGCCATGTCGATAGCCTAGAAACCCTTGTAGGGTTAACAAACACTGCTTTAGGTACAATAGATGGACGGGTCGATGGGCTGGAAACTCTCGTTACGGCAACAAACGCTGCATTGGCTACTTTAAATGCGGCACAAAAAACAGATTGGGGTTTAAATGACCAAGAAGAGACGGGAACATATAAATATTTTGGTTTTGAATCGCCGTCGGGTTCTTGGAAGATAACCAGGAAAACTCTTGCGACTAGCTCATTTCGTTATGCGACAGGCCCGTCAGACTATTCGACTGCGTGGACTGATCGCGCCACACAAACATACGACACTTACGGGGTGACTTTCTGATGACTCGCTATAAAACTTACGAGCTAGAACCAGGCGTATTCGGTACTTACGATAGCCAAACAGAAACTCTACCTACCATATTTTTGCGTGGACCTTTCGACGTGAATGTAGACGAAGCAGGACAGATACAAGATGGTGCCGCTATCGAGATAGTAGACGATCAGGCGGTCATATATTTTGAAGGCGAAACGCTCTAATGGCTACCTTTACAATTGCAGCTAACGCCAATATAGATTCGCTTGTTGGGCGTACAGGTTCAGACACATATAATATCAATACCGCTGCTTTAACGATTGATGAGCATTCTCGTTTCGGGTTGAACGCGAACACGTCAGCAACTTTGGGGGCGGTTACTACGTCTGCGACTTTGGGTGGCGACTTGATTGTCGATGGACGTTATGTCAGGCTCATTGCTTACGATACAGGTTCGGGAAATGTTCCTGCATATAACACGACTGTCTCGCAAGGTTCAGCTTCAGGGCTATTGATTGGCGTATATGATGATCTTGCTTCTGCGCCGACCGCGCCAGGCGCAGCGATGCCCGCCGATGGGTTTATTCTTATTAAACAATGGAACTCTGTCGCTTATACGGCTGGCGCTTTGACTGGTATCGGAGCGAACGCTACTGCTGCTGATCGTGTCGGCTGGATAGAAATAGTCGGCAACGAACAAAACACCGCTGCGGGTATCTGTACGTTCAATGGTTTAGGAAACCAAACTACACCACAATTTCGTGGAGCAAAATACGAGATAGGTACGACACCTGGTACACCAGCAAGGACTGATACCTATCAGATTCCTACTAACGGGAATACTTGTTATATGCCTGGCGTATGGGTAGAAAAGAGTGCTGGTTCGGAAGATTACGAGTTCTATGCTACAACTTCTGATACCGCCCTTGTAGCGAATGTCGCTACTGATATTCGTCGAGGTAAATACTGTTGGGTAGATTCCGCGACAGGCACGTTACGTTTCGGCCATGATGGAACTAACTCGACAGGTGGGTATGTTCCTCCTGCTGGATGCAAAATCGTTACAGGAAATATTTTCTTGACGATGGCACCAAACGCTACACCTACGGTCAATAGTCTTAACGCTACTCAAGCAACCCGTTACCGTATATCTGGTACTTCGCTACCTAAGCTCACTATGGATTGGGTTACTTGTAACTGGTATCTAGGTATGTCAACGCCAGGTCTTGTAACAGTAACGAATACTAGTTTTGTTGGGCCGATGTCTTTCTCTCAGAATGGCGAGAAAATGGTGTGGACAAAAGTAGGGGTCGGTTCACCTGTTGCGAGTACGTCGGCTGGTATGGTCGAGCTGGTACAGCTCGGATATGGTGTCGACTTCACGGACGTATATATTTCTTACGGTAACTTTGGTGCATCGGCCCGAAATGTTCTCAGATCTAACCTATCAAGGAATCTGACTTTACTTAGATGTGAACTCGGTTTCACAGGGTCGCGCCCTGCGACTACTAACTATGCTTTCACTATTTTGTCTGGCCCATCTATCGATATTCAAGATTGTATTTTCGGCGGTTGCATAAACCATACTTCGGGGGCGAATGTTAATATTACTGGCGCTAACGAGTTCTGGTTCGATCATGCGGATGTGGTTGGTACGTCAACAATGGCGACTTACTGTCTCACTTTTTCTACCTCGTCAGATGTACTCGTCGATGGTATTACTTTCCCTATCTCAGGACAGTTACCTAGGAATGGTATCGTCACGTTCTCTAACGGTCTACGGAATACGATAAGAAACATCGGTACTTATAGCGCACCGATAGATTTTAGATTATATGAAGAAGTTGATGCCGCATGGAGTCGCGTCACAACTACCGCGACGGTAACAACCGCGGCACCTCATGGCCTATCGACTGGACATCGTGCCGTCGTAACAGTCTCAGATTCGACCGCTGCTATCACAGTAAACCTGAAAGATATTACCGTTACAGGCGCGAATACTTTCACGTTCACATGTTTGAACGCAGGTGCCACATCGGGTGTACTTTCGTTCTATGGTGCCTGTTCAAGTTCGGCAGTAATGATAGATGTTAACTCTACAAACACTGAGCTAACAAAAATACAGAATGTACACGTCAAAGGAAACACAGGTGCGATCTGGTCTATCCACGCGACCTCTATTGACACGCTATTCCAGAATGTGTCTTGGGACCAAGAATATGGTTTCCATGCGACCATCGCAGGAACAAACACGATATGTAACTCTCTATCTCTCGGCGCTATTGGTGCTTCAACTACCGCGACATTAGGTACACATTGGGAAGATGTATTCGTCCAGGAAGAAGGCGTTACCGAAGGGGTCGGTGTTGCTTGGACTCGTTCGTCGGGTACAGTAACGGTCACTAGTAACGATCATGGTTTAGCAACAGGTAACTACATCCAAACATATGACAGTTCCGCTCCGACAGGTGCAACACAAAACCATCTGACATCAATCACAGTAACAAACAAAGACACTTTCACCTATACAGGCGCAGCGTCAGGCGCAGCGTCAGGAACGATCTCATATCGAGTACCTGAAGGCATAATCAAAGTGTTATGTAACGCACCATCGGCAACAACAACTTCACAAGCTGTTGTTACGTCAGGTACCCCCGCGTTTACAGGTATCGCACAGCTAGTCATGTTCAACGTTGGCGACCAAATCTATTTCGAAACCCCCGACTGGATTTTAGGCCACGATGGTTTCACCGTTGGTTGGCCTAACACTGGCGCGTCAGGTGGTTCGCCCCGAAACAACGTCGATATTGAATATCAGATCGATAGAGGTTCGGGTTGGTCAGCATGGAAAAACATGCACGTCAAACGTACTTCTGGTGCGGGTACTTCCGCTGCTTCCACTATTACAGTAAATGATACGACAGGTATCGCGGTGGACGATTATGTCTGGAATGCTTCCACTGTTGCAGGTGTAGGCCCTGAAGCGAAAGTTGTATCGGTCGATTCAGCGACAGACCTTACTTTAGATGTCGCTAACGTAGCCACATTTTCGGGTGCTACATTATATTTCGGCCAGCATCCAAACGAAGCAGCTTTCCCTTCCACAGGAATAAAACTACGTATCAGGCTCACAACCATTACGGCTTTCACCAACGCGATCACTTCGATAGATATAATGACAAAAACGACCGCAGCGTCACGGTTGAGACTTTACCCTCAAGACGTAGACACTGTATCGTTTACGCTCTCTGGATTACCCACAGGCACCACAGTAGCGTTATATGACAATACTGATACTGAGCTACAACGTGAAGATAATATTCTTACGGGGTCTTTCGTCTACGAATATATCCATTCAGGTGTAGATTTTGAAGATAACTACTATGTGATCTGGCATGAAGACTACGTACCTTATAAATCTGACCTGTTTGATTTAACAGCTACCGACCTAGGGTTGTCTTACACACCAGTAGATGACCCGATATATGACCCTGCTCATGATGACCGTTATACGGTAGATTTTCCTAACAAACTAATCATTATGGATACAGGCGAAACTTCTTATGATGTACCAGGCGCTTATAGCCAATGGAAAGATGACATTTTCTTAGCTGATAACTTCACCTACGATTTTGCTTTCACTATCAAAGGTGGAATCGATTACGCGACACCTAAAGCAATCCCTCCATTCACAGCGTTAATCAATAGCTGGAAGATACGACCCGACGAAGACGACCATACGTTAACGGTAGAAAACGGTATTCTTTATGTCGAAGGCGGCGGCGACCCATTCGTAGATACACTCGGCGCATACACAGTACGCATCAACTATTCACAACCAGTAGAAGTCCTACTAGTTTCGACGGGTTCAGGAGTTCTACCTACTGACATTACTGATATTGCAGAAGCGGTATGGCAAAACACCGACGTTAACACAGGCACACAAAAAGGTAAGATCTTAAAAGATGCAGCCGATAACGCCGAACTCGGTTTTCTAAAATAAAACGCTATGATGGATAATATATGACACGAAAGGTCACCCTATGTCAGTTTTAGTTTTAGGCGATAAATTTAAAGTCGCCGCACATTTCGAGTTAGAT